CCTCCGTCAGATGTGGCGTTTGGCAGCCTTTGCCGGGCTTGCCGGTGCGTTTATATTTGTCATTGCACTGCCAAACCTCCTTGCGGTAGGTCTTGTCGCTCTTGTAACTGCCCCAGACCTTTTTCCCGAAGGTGCCGCCGCAGTCGGCGCATACTAGCTTGGAGGAGAATATGCTTGTACTGCTGGTGATCCTGCCGAGGCTTTTTCTCCGCTCAATTTCGAGTTGAACCGCGTCAAATTCATCCGGGTCGATAATGGCGGGATGGCTGTCAGATACGTAGTATTGCTGCACCTGACCCTCATTCCGAACCATCTTTTTAGTGAGAAAATCGGCGCAGAATGTCTTCTGGAGCAGGGCGTGCCCCTTGTACTTCTCATTGGTCAATATTGAGCGCACCACTGCGGCTTGCCACACTTTCTTACCGGCGGGCGAGGGGATGCCGCGGCGTTCAAGTTCCTTGGCGATAGCGGAGAAGGTCTTGCCCTCCATGTACAACCTGAAGATCATCCGCACGGTATTCGCTTCAGCTGGGATGATTTTTGGAAACCCGTCCTCGCCTTTTTCATAACCGAGGAATTGCGCGTAAGGCAGGCTTATTTTCCCATCGGCCATCCGCTTCCGCTGACCCCATGTGACATTTTCGGATATGGAGCGGCTTTCCTCCTGCGCCAGGGAGGACATGATCGTAATCAACAACTCGCCCTTTGAATCCAACGTATAGATGTTTTGTTCCTCAAACCAGATTTCACAGCCGACCTCCTTTAGCTTGCGGACGGTGGTCAGGCTGTCAACGGTATTTCGGGCAAAACGGCTGACAGACTTTGTGACCAGTAGATCAAACTTTCCCGCCAATCCATCCGCGACCATCTGCTTAAATCCATCACGCCGCTTGGTGCTGACCGCACTGATACCCTCGTCCGTATACTCGCCAGCAAACTGCCACTCTGGATGGCTTTGGATAAACTTTGTGTAGTAGTCCACCTGAGCGTCATAAGAGGTTTTCTGCTCCGAGGAATCGGTACTGACCCTCGCGTAGAAGGCCACGCGCCGCTTTACGGCTGCGTTTCGTTCCTGTGCCGAGATAATGGGAGCAGTGGCGGGGATAACCCGGACATTAGCCATTGTCATCGCCTCCCATTATTCGTTCGCGGGCGGATTGCTTCATATCATCTGTCCAGCTATCGCGGCGGGAGCGGTTCTCCCAGCGGATGGTTTGCTCTGTACCATCCTTGAACGTAAACGCCAGAACACCATCGTCCGGGACGGTAAGTGCGGCGATTCTCGTTTTGAATACGGCGCTGTCATATTCTTCCAGACCCAGAATCTCCGCGCATTTCTCCTTGAGAATATCTTCCGGGATCCGTTTGGCGGGGCATTCGCGTTTCCCCCTGTATGTGTACGTTGCGCAGGCCCAGGTCACCTTGGCATACTTCGTGCCGATGGCGTTGATCTTCCTGCGAAACTTAGCCCCACACCGCCCGCATGTGATCAGCCCGGAAAACTCATTGAATGTTGGTTTTGCCCGGTGGTTGATTTTAGCCGCTCGCCGTGCGATCTCAGATTGAACTGCTTTGAAGGTTTCCGGGTCAATAATAGCATCATGACTTCCGGTAACGTAATATTTCGGCAACTCGCCATGGTTTGGTCGCTGGCGTTTGCTGATATGGTCTTTCACGAAACTCTTTTGCAGGCACATATCGCCGATATACTTCTCATTGGCAAGGATGGAACCTACCGTGGTTTCCGACCAACGGCCTCCACTCTTGGCGGGGATCCCTAGCCGGTCCAACTTCTTCATGATGGCGTTCTTCCCAAGCCCTGAAAGGTAATCAGCGTAAATCATCCGTACGATCTCCGCCTCTGCGGGGATAATGCTTAACTGTCCCGTTTTGCATTCATAGCCATAGATCCGGATGTAAGTTGAGGTCTTGCCTTCTTTGAAATCTTTCCGAATACGCCATTTGCAGTTTTCGCTGGTGGAGCGTGACTCTTCCTGCGCGTAGGAAGCGAGGATCGAGAGCATTAACTCCCCGTCGCCCGAGAGCGAGTGCAGGTTCTGCTCCTCGAAAAACACCCCGACACCCAATCTTTTCAACTCACGGACAGTTACCAGTAGCGTGACTGTGTTTCTCGCGAACCGGCTGATCGATTTTGTGAGAATGAGGTCGATCATCCCTGCTCTGCAATCTGCAATCAACCGTCGGAATTCGGGCCTAGAATCCTTTGTACCGGTCTCCGCCTCGTCGGCGTACACGCCGGCATACTCCCACTCGGGCTTGCCTTGGATCAGATCGCTGTAGAACCCGACCTGTGCCGCCAGCGAGTGGAGCATTTCATCCTTACCGCAGGAAACGCGGGCATACGCCGCAACACGCTGGCGTGACGGCAACGGCTCCGTTCGTTCCAGTTTCGTTATTTTTCTTCCCATAATGGCCTCCTTTCGCAGTACTATCTATCACTCTGTTTTCCCTACATTGCAAGCGGTTTCGAGGAATATACTGCGAGTGGATAAACCATATTTTCGGGCAAGAGCCGCGCTTATGTTTAAAAGATCGATACTGGTAATCACGCCATTGTCCAGCCAATTCCTGAACACCGCCATCGCCGTCCTGTAATGAAGGATTGCGTCCTCCTTGCTCATTGGGAAGCCCTCCTTGCCTTTCCCCAGCAATGCCGCGAGCAATATTTTCGGTGGGCGTTACCATAAGCTTCAAACTCCGCTCCACAAACTGGACAAATAAAATAGTAAACCGCCTTACGGTTCACGGCTTTGGGATGCGTCTTCCACCAAGCCATGCGGCAACCATCGCAGCAGAAACGCCTGTGTTTGGATCCCGGCGTATGAATTAGCGGATGGCCGCAATGGGCACAAACGTCCTCATTAACGGATAATGACGGTCTTGTGTTGATAACAATATGATTCCGGCGGCAGAAGGACTGGACCGTGTTTTCCGACAGCCCTAATGCCCCGGCGATCCTTGCGTAGCTTTCACCTTGTGCACGTAGCAGCGTGATTCGCTCTTTTTGTTGTGCGGTCATTAATGTGTCTCCTCCGTCCTGAGGGATTACCCCTTCACCTTTCACAGACAGGAAGGCGGCATTTGCGTACCAGGAATATAAGAAGCCCTTCTCTATCAACATGACAGCGAGGGGCGGTGAGCAATCAAATTATCAGAAGCGGATTGAAACAAATTTGCCTTGTAGATGTATGTTATATTCTGTATAATAGCGGCAGGTGATGAAAATGTATGTGTTTTCCACGGAAGAAAAACAGAGTATGCATAAGGTGGTTAGCCCTTTTGTCGTAATCGGACGTTACCAATCGCGTGGGATCTTGCAGCGAATCGAAGACGGAAAGTTAACCAAGCGTGATCTTGGAAGCATACAGAAAAAACTGGCGTTAGCAACATCCAGTTTGAACGGTTCTGTTCCAACAAACAAGGATGAGTTCCTATCACGCCTTGAAATCGCAAGGCATGTCGCAATAGTCGATAAAGCGCTGTCACGTTACCGCATATTTGACTGGAAATAAAAAGGAACAAGCTTAAAACTAGTCTCTTGTATAGGAGATGAGTTCAAATAATGAATATTTTCGTGGGTGTTACAGATAAAAACTGGTATGAGCAACTCAAATCGCAGGCAACTGATGAAGTGAACTTCTGGAATCCGGGAGGAATGCCTTTCAAAGCCTTACAAGAAAATGAGCTGTTCCTATTTAAGCTTCATTATCCAGATAACTATATCGTGGGCGGTGGTTTTTTTGTACGATTCTCATTACTCCCGCCAGTTCTGGCTTGGCAGGCATTTGGGGAGAAAAATGGAACTCATTCCTTTCAAGAACTGAATGACCGCATTCAAAAGTACAGAAAGTCTAAGGATACGGATATAAATAAACAGATAGGCTGTACAATTCTCACTGAACCGTTTTGGTTCCATGAAAAAGATTGGATCCTCGCCCCAGAATGGAGTGCAAATATCGTAAAAGGGAAAACCTATAATACCGATACAACCGAAGGGAAACGTCTTTATAATATGATTCAAGAGCGCATACCTCGCGCAATCATTAATCAATCGGTTGTTTCCGCCGAAAATCCACGCTATGCTGAGTCAGAAACCAAACATAGACTAGGGCAGGGGGCATTCCGGATCGTAGTTACGGAGGCATATCAACGCCGCTGCGCTATTACAGGTGAAAGGACGCTTCCTGTTTTGGAAGCGGCTCACATCATACCGTATTCAAATAATGGTGCACATAGTGTCACAAATGGCTTGCTCTTAAAGTCCGATTTTCATACATTATTTGATGACGGATACATAACCGTAACCAAGGATTACCATGTAGAAGTAAGCAAACGACTCCATGAGGACTATGGTAACGGAAGAGATTATTACAAATATCACGGTCAAAAGCTTATTACGATTCCAAATGATCGACAACAGTTGCCAAGTCAATTGACCTTGGAATGGCATAACGAACATATATTTTTAGGATAAACGGATGTGAAATGAACAGTCAAATTGAAAACTAACAGAAAAAAAGGCTGACACCGAAGCGCCAACCTTGAAAAGTAATTTATTCTATTTTACAGACTTCCCCTGACACCCAACCAACCTGATATTCGAGCGAAACCGCGTGCCATCCATTCTCCGCGGTGGCCACCCAGTTAAAAGAAGCGCCGTTCTGTGCGGTTACGATCAGTCCGTAGCTGTCGTTGTTTCCAGCACGGATGCCCACGCCTTCCCCCGAAGAGGTGATGATGACTTTTCTCGCTGCTGATGTGTTCTCGTCATCGGTTTCATTCGTTTCGATGCTCTCCAGAGCCGCTTGCGTGATCGGACCACAGATGCCATCGACCAGTAGTCCCATGTCTTTTTGAAACGCCATGACCGCGGCTGTGGTTTCCGTACCGTAGCTGCCATCTGCACCGTATTTCGGCAGGCTATAACCTAGCGCCAGCAGCTTGTTTTGCAGCACTCGAACATCTTCGCCCTTATCCCCTTTACGTAGGCTTGCCACGACCGTTTCACTTCCTTCGTTTGTATAGTCCACGCCGGTGAGCTCGCCCCATTCATCCCAGTGGGAGAGCTTGCTGGTGACGACGCCGTAAGCGGTTCCTTTCGCTTCGATGACGGTATCATTCCCAATGAACAGCCCCACATGATGTCGGGATCCTGCACTGTTGACCAGGAACACCGCGGTACCCGGACGGATCGTTATGCCGCTTTGCAGCGTACCCTTGCTGGTACAGTATTTGTTCCACATCGTATTGCTGCCGTGGTACATGTACCCGCCAAGTTCCTTGAAAGCCCAGGAAAAAAGGCCGCTGCAATCAGCGACCCTTTTCCCGATCCACCGTGAACCGTACTTGACCGTCATAGAACGTGTGGCGGCATCCTGCTTGGCCTGCGTCCAGGTCTGCCCGGCAC